GCCGAAGCATAACGTGGAGATCTCAACTTCCCTTTCGGGGTTGTTGAGAGACCCATGGCGTGCGTTTGGCATTAAACCCTCCCTCCCACGATCTAGACGTAAGTCTGATCGCGAGAGGAAGCCGAGTTCAACAACCTGCACACCGTTGTTTGGCTCCAACCAGGCTCTTACTGATGACCTCCGTCAATCGGTACGAGCATCTTTCTTGAAAAGGAAACCTCAAGAAAGAAGAACCCTCTACAGTTTTGTGTTTGAAGCTTGGACTTGCATCCGCGCAACATTCACAGCGACCGTAGGGCACAGACCTGTCTTTGACAAGTCTGTGATGAAGGGCTCGAGAGGGAGGAGGACACTGGCTCGCATGAACCACTTGCTGATCTGGCTGGTTAAGACTTCGGTCTTTTCCGGACAGGGAACAGCAGCATTGCAACTCAAAAGACTTTCTGACGATTGTCGATTGGCTGCTCTGCGTGGCGACTGTAAGACAGTTCCTCGCCTTGTGAGACTCTTCGGTCTTGCTGGTACGCAATGCCAATTGGAACAGGCATCGTACCTCGGTCGTTCTCTCCCCCAGGGGAACGAATCGATAGCTGCAAAAGCGTTGAGAAATCACAAGGAAGCTTTGACAAGTGAGTTTACCGTTCCAACTTCTACGCTCCTGAAGATCGAGGACTTCGGAAAGAGGTTTGGCCGTCGCTATATTGCGAACAGTCAGACTTTGATTCCGTCGTTCCCTCTCTCGTCTGGAGCCTGCCTCGAGAAATCGAGGAAGGAAGGAGGATTGGCCGCCTATCTTGTCGAAGTCTCCCAACGAGCACCAGAGTTTGCTTTTCAAGGTGAAGTTCCTTCGAACCTCTCCCAAGAACAGCTTACTCTGATGATTACGGATAGTCGAATGAAAGACGAGTTGTTCCGTGACTTTGAAGCGCTCGGTGCACTTCCCGAAGCCAAAGTCGAACTCGTCCGTGAAAGGGGCAACAAGGTCAGGGTGGTAACAAAATCCCCTGGAGCCTTGGTTGCTTTGGGACATCTTTGCAGACTTGAGTTGCTGAGAGGGTTGCGTCACCACCCTGCTTCTCAAGCTGTCCTCTCGGGGAAACCTGAAACTGCGGTAGAGAATTTCCGCGGAATCGGGAAGATTCTGAGCGCTGACTTTACGTCGGCCTCTGATCTTATTCCTTTCGAGGTGGCCATGGCCATGTGGGAAGGTGTGTGCGAAGGAGCTGGTTTTTCGAGCTCTCTCAAACACATCGGCCTCATGTGCCTTGGTCCAATGCATGTCCTTTGGCCCGACGGGAGTCGCCACGTGTCCTCCCGTGGTATCCTGATGGGCCTCCCTCTCACCTGGGTAATCTTGTCTCTGCTTCAGATCTTTTGGGCAGAAGACTCGATCACTCATTTCAGACGACACCTCGTCCAAGTCGATATCCCAAAGTCTCTCTTCCCTTATGCTATATGTGGCGATGACCTGCTCGCTATATGGCCACAAGGGGTGAGAAGTGCTTACGAGGAGCTTGCAATCTCCTGCGGCATGAAGTTTTCTGCCGGTAAACACGCCTACTCTCCTACGGTGGGGATCTTCCTCGAGAAGATCGTCCACTTTAAGGTTGTAGACACTTTGGGAACAGCACCCCTTCCAAGAAGAAGATTCTCGAAGATGGGTTCGAACAGGTTGTACCTCGTGGATTTTTTTCCAGAGACGCAAATGACGTTCCCAATTCTCGAATTCTCCTCCTGGAGTCCCGCGTTTCCATTGCGGGGGTTGGTAGGCAATTCCACAGGTTTGTTCCTGGCTGGACTTTCTAAGTATAAAGATTGTCCTTCCTGGTTCACTCTGGGACCTGCCTCCTGGGCGCTGTCCGAGCAAGCACCGGCGAGACTGGTTCACGAAGTCCTTCGTGTGTGTCATGCAAATCTGACTACACAGTTTGGATATTTGTGTCCCTATCTCCCGCGCGAGCTCGGTGGACTTGGACTGCTTCCGAAGAGGGGTCGTGACACTCCTCTGTCTCGTGTTGCTCCTGTTCACTACAGGAAAGCTGCGGCTGTGATGCTCACCAATGGTGCAGGTGATCACACGGCTCTGCTTCGGGTTTGGACGTGGTCCATACCCGGCAAGTGGAGACAGATGGCTGTCAACGATGTGGAGAGTGACTTCACTGAGCATTCCTACCGGGTTATTGGTAGAGATGACGTGACACCTGAAGGCTGTACTCGCTTGAATCTCCGTCCAAGTGAGTATGTGGAAAAGCTTTCGGGTGACATGTGCCGGCAATACACCTTGATGATGGGTGTAGAGCAAGCCAATGCGAAGTTCATTCAGCCACGGACACTTAAAGGGACTCTCAATCGTCGTGTAAAATCGATTGCAGAGACCTGGAAAAGTGTCCACCCTCTCGGCGGCACCATTGGTCGGTATTTGGATTGGTTTAAACATCGGGAAGAAGACTTCGATGTTATAGCCACTCCATTTACTGACGCAATGGGAGGTACCGTAATCCCTCCATGGGTTCCTGGTTGGAGCCACATGAATAAGGCACAACGCAGACTTTCGTCTGCATTGGGTTGGTCCCAGTGGCTGGATAGAGAGATATCCGGCTAATGGGAGTAACACCAACGTTA